CAACAGCAGCAGCAGCAAAGACCTAAAGCAGATCCTCAAGCGGAGAAATGGGCGTCTAAGAACACTTGGTTCGGTGAAGATAAGGTGATGACTGCCGCAGCATTTGCAATCCACTCACAGTTGACTAACGATGAGGGGTTTGACTCAGAGTCAACTGAGTACTATACTGAAGTGGATAAACGCATCAGGTCGGAATTTCCACACAAGTTCCAACCCGCGAAAAGATCGGGAGGAGGTAGTCAGGTCGCATCCGCTGGCAACTCCGCATCCCGCAGTACTAAACAGGGGCGCAGGACGGTCAAGTTAACGCACTCACAAGTTGCGATTGCTAAAAAGCTAGGCGTACCTCTTGAAGAATACGCTAAATTTGTGAAGGATTGATAAAATGACTGACAACCGAACACCGCGAAAAAACGCAACTCGAGAAACAGAAACTCGCAGAAAACCTTGGGCTCCGCCCAGCCGCCTTGCTGCACCTGACGCCCCAGAGGGCTATGTGCATCGTTGGATTCGTACCGCAATGCGTGGTGAAGACGATAAGATGAACGTCAACACTAAACTACGCGAAGGATGGGAACCTGTTCGTAAGGACGAGTATCCAGACTACGAAGCCCCCACAATTGACGAAGGTCGTTTTGAGGGAATCATCGGGCAAGGGGGACTTATGTTGTGTCGCATACCTGTCGAAACCGCCAATGAAAGATCCGAGTATTACGGGACCCGGACCCGCGAACAAATGGTATCAGTCGATCAGGATTTAATGAAGGACCAACATCCTTCTATGCCGATAACCAATAGTCGGCAAAGTCGTGTATCCTTCGGAGGCTCACGAAGAGACTCCGAGTAATTTTTGAGGTGCTATTATGGCAAATTCTAACGGAGCTTTTGGGCTACGTCCCATTGGTAAGATTGGTCAATCGACTAATTCTACTGGTATGACTGAGTACAGAATTGCGGCCGGCAACACTAACCCAATCTTCAGCGGCATGGCGGTTATCCCGTTAGCTGGTGGTGTGATTGACGATCTACAGGCTGCGGCCGGTGGTAACGTGTCAATCGTGGGTGTTTTTGGCGGATGCGAGTATGTCTCTTCGACTACTGGTGAAACGGTCTTCGGCAATTTTTGGCCTGGATCAGGCGCGGATTCTACATTCCCTGTCAAAGCCTTTTTGTATGATGACCCAAATCAGTTGTTCACAATTGCTACGTCTAACGTAGTGGCTGGGGCCAACACTGAAACGGAAATTCGTGCTGCCGTATTTGCGAACATCGCGTTTGCAACAGGCAACAGTGGATCTACTTCTACTGGCATGTCTTCTGCTACAGCGGATCTGAACACAATCGCAGCTACCAACACATTGGCTCTACGCATTATGGGTGTCCAAAATGACCCCGACAATGCTGACTTTACCGCTGCGGGTATCCCATTAATCGTTCGTATAAACAACCACTTCAATGCGCCTACGGGTTCTATTGCGGCTGGTTCTGTTTCTACAACTGGCGTATAAGGAGGTCTAAAAAATGGCTATTTCACGCGCACAACTAGCGAAAGAGCTAGAACCGGGCCTCAACGCGCTGTTTGGTATGGAGTACAATCGTTACGAAAACCAACACGCTGAGATCTTCACAACTGAATCATCGGATCGTGCATTCGAAGAAGAGGTTATGTTGGCCGGGTTTGGCGCAGCACCTACTAAGTCAGAAGGTTCTGCGATTAACTTTGACGATGCTAACGAAGCATACACAGCTCGTTACAACCACGAAACCGTTGCGCTTGCGTTCTCTATTACTGAGGAAGCAATCGAGGACAACTTGTATGACCGCCTCGGCAGTCGTTACACGAAAGCCCTCGCTCGTTCAATGGCTCACTCTAAGCAGGTTAAAGCTGCCGCTGTGCTGAACAATGCGTTCACTGCGGGTGCTTCTGCTGGCGGTGACGGTGTTGCACTTTGTGCTACGGATCACCCACTTACAAACGGTGGGACTTTTGCCAACGAACCATCAACTCCTGCGGATTTGAATGAAACATCTCTTGAAGATGCTTTGATCAACATCGCTGGTTATGTTGACGAACGTGGTTTGAAGGTTGCTCTTCGTGGCATAAAGTTGATGATCCCTCGTCAGTTGCAATTCGTTGCCGAACGTCTGATGGTCTCTAACCTTCGTGTTGGTACTTCGGACAATGACACTAACGCAATCCGTTCCATGGGGATGTTGCCAGAAGGCTATGCCGTCAACGACTTCCTCACTGATCCAGATGCGTTCTTCATCAAAACTGACGCGCCTCGCGGCTTTGTTCACTTTGAGCGGACTCCTCTTTCCACTAACATGGAAGCTGATTTCGACACGGGTAACATGCGCTTCAAAGCACGGGAACGTTATAGCTTCGGCTTCAGCGATCCCCGTTGTATCTTTGGCTCCCCTGGAGCCTAAGACCCTCTCCTTCCAAGGGGGACAAGGGGCAACTTCGGTTGCCCCTTTCTTTTTGTTTTGAAAACGTGTACTGTAGGG